TAAGTTAGGCCAAAATGCTACCTGCGGAATGTCATCGTTAATTTCTAACAACTGCCTGTCTATCGATTCACAAGCTGCCTGCACTTGCGGATCTTCCCTAATACTCTCCGGTACTAAGTCTATTAACCTAATCATGTCTCTTCTATCTCTAAAGGAGGAGGACCTAACTCTGGACGTTCACTCTTCGATTCCAAACCACCATAGGTTAGTATAGATGCTGCTGAAGGATTAGCTAACTGTCTGGCTGTTAGTCGATTACCCGCATTTGCTGCTCCCCTTGCACAAGTTACTCTTTTAGATCCAGCATTCATTAACATTCGAATAGCTTCACTAGGATTTATATCTCTACCTATCTCTGCTCGTTGCCAAAATAAAAACTGGTCATAAGCAGTTTCAACAGCTAACCTAATCTGACTCTCGAAAAGTTTCTTTTCCTCTTCTATCCAATAAGTACAAGCTAAGTTAACATCTACTACTTGCGGTAACTCTGCCTTTACCCAGTCTGTTAGTGGTCGAATATCATCCGCACCAACAAAGTCTAATACTTGCTCCCTCTCTGCATCTGTCGGCAACCTACCATTCTCCATCAGGAAATATAGAAACACTTGTCCAGCTACCTCTGGTGCTGACCATACACTAACATCGGTAATTGCAGAGTTAGCAGTTGCTGTCCAGTATTCATAGGCTCCGTACGGACCCGCTACGCTAAAGGATTCAGGAGCCATCCATATTCGCATCCTAAACCTATCATTACTCTCCCGCTCCCTTCCTGAATGGGTAGCATCTGTGTTAGTAACTGCTGTCAGATAAGGCACATTTGTACTTACTATCTGGTTAACTTGTCCAGCTAGAAAGCCATTACCTCTTTCTCCTACCTGAATAGCGTTAGCAGTTACTTCCGCAGAAATCTGTCCAGCAGGTATAATAACCTGCCTTACCGTAGCAAATTGAATTCCGCTACCTGTCTGAGCTATACAGTTATAGGGAACTACCGCGTCAAAAGTCAGAGGGATAGCTAACGTCCACCTAAGCGTACAGGTAGCCGATTGAGCAGGAAGTCTCCTGCCTCTAGTCGGACCCCACCTAGCTCCTATGTTATCTAGTGCCTCGTCCTCCGCGTACTTAATAAGATTCTGCTTGCCAGTGTAATCCGTAATTACCCGCTGATTTACTAACTGGTAGATGATACTCAACAGGAACAGTCTAACAGGATCTGCTCTACCCAAAGTCTTATTGATTTGTGTAATCAGGTAGAAGTACTGCTCATAGTCGTGGATAACTTGCGACTGAATTAAAGATGCATCCTTTACTGCAAAATCAACATCAGGAACAATAGATAAATCAAAATCAAATAGTGCCATATTAAATCACAGCGTTATGATCTGTAGGTAGTAACTACTATTCTAGCTTTGACTCTTGGATTTAGCTTTCCTTCTAAGTCCTCCGTATAACTTACATCTTCGAAAAAGATTCTATCAGGTTCATATAACGCAATTTTCATAGCTACCTCCTGTGGAAGCACTAACTTAGCTACAGGCTTAGGTTTATCTACTATGGTCATATCAAAGCCAAACTCTCTATCTAATACCACTGAGTAGTAGGCAGTAGTCATTATGAACCTTAAATTTTGGTAGATCTCGTAGACTCCTGTTGCGCCGAAATCAATTAGAGGATTGGATAATCTGTTAGTAACATCCACCGTGTTGTCTTCACCAACATTAGTTAACACTAACTCCAGCTCTCCAAAAGGACTCTTCATAACAATACTCGATACTCTGCTAAACTAACATCTATGATAGCAACTCTCAGAGTTCCATCCCGTTCAAATATCTCATGCGCCTCCCCTAACTTCTGCATCATCCATAAATTAAATCCTAATGTAACTGGTCTGCCTCCAACTATTAGTGGAGCTACTGCTCCAGTCTGTGCATAAGCTCGCAATAGATTTATGCTCTCCCAAGGAGGAGCATTAAAGTCAGCGTTTAACTTCATAGCAAAACTAACATGAATTAACCCAGGACCAGTAAACTCTAGGATGGGCATTTGTAGGTGGACATCATGCTGGGCGGATCTCGGTTCTGTATCTATCTTCAGATCATAGAAGGTCCGTAGCCTACGCCTACTGCATTCGAATATAAGGCTTCCAAATGTTCCGACTAGTGCCATCTACCTGCTCCCCCTCTCCAAAGCTGCCAGACGAGCTTCTAGAGCTGCTAAACGCCGTTCTAGTTCTGCGCTGTTCCTGTGCGTTCCATTTGTGTCAGTATGTGCCTCGGATGTATTCATGCTACCCGTATGCTGGATGTTGCCCTCGAATTTCAACTCTCCTTTCAGTGTAATTGTATCCCCTTCAATCACTATATTTTCACTCTTAACATTAACTCCTTTATCTCCCTTTAGGTTAACCGGACCAGCAGTGTCTACATTGAAAGTAGCTTCTTTCGCACTTTTGAAGTTATAGGTAGAATCACCCTCTCGGTATTCCATTACAGTCTCATCCGCGAAGGTAGTATGTTTCCTGTTAGGATCATGCACAGGAGGAGGATTACCTGTGTTATAGTAGCTACCGTCTATGAATGCATCACCATTTAACCCATTAGGAAGATAGGTAACTTCTACATCATCTCCTACCTTTGGACACCAGACATCACTTGTAGTTCTACTGCCTTGCTGCTTCACTGGTATCCATTTGGAAATCATTCCTTGCTTGTCCATGCATTGGACCTTAGCAAACACTCCTGTATCATCTATCAGGTTATCAATTACCTTACCGTTCCTATGCATGTTCCTAATGGCAACATCTCTCCCTGTCTTGTAACGTGGGAAAACTAAATCTGGTTCGTAGTCCATACTATCAATAACCTTCTAACGTCCCTCGAATTGTTAGACTCGTTTGATAACCTCCGCTACCTATATCGTGACTACTAGCTTTGATAAACCATTTCATATCGAATAGTCCAAAACCTACTGTCTGAAAATTCATTCCGCTTAGGTAACTTATATTACCATGTAAGGTCATACTAGCTTGATACTCCTCCTTGTTCTTGTCGCGTAACTTAGCTTTTGCTTTCTCCTTAGCTTTCTTCTTACCTCCTTTCCCTTTCCCTTTGTTAGCTGCTGGATCATCATTGAAGTCATCAGCAGCAGTAAACCTAGGAACTATTATCAAAGCACTAGCCGAACCTGCCATACTAGCATCATCTTTCTCATAAGGTATTCCCTCATTCTCCATTAACCTAGCTTTGGTACCGTAAGGCTTTCTACTCGGACTGAATACCTCTGTAGTTATCTTACCTGTTTCTGGATTCAGATAACTTTCTTCTGCTTCCTCGAATGTTTCATCGCCTTTCGAATCGAACGAGTAAAGCAGTATGTTACTAGCTCCCCTAGTAACAGTAAACGCAGGAGGTTTTTGGTCATACTCTTCTTGTGAATAAATTACTAACTGTTTTCGATGAATCTTCAGATCTAAACTATTATCCTTACAAAGGCTCCGCAGAAATTCTAGGTCACTAGTTTCTGTCTGTTCTATCCTCTTCATCTGAGGATTGTTCTGAGTATCATAGACAGGAGTCAAGTTGTGGGCATTGGCTATCTCTGCTGCAATGTCCTGTAGGTAGGAGTTATCCCAAGACTTGTACTTCTTAGTTCCCTTGATTCCATCGCGAGGAATCGAGCTAGCACTAACCGAAACTATACTAGGTACCGGGCCATTATGACTTACCTTGTCAATGTAGAAAGTCCCACATGGTAAGTCTCTATTATCTAACGGAGCTAACCAATTAGTTATCCTGATGCCAGCCTCACACTCTACTCCTTTCTTCTTGTCATCTGGAAAGTATTTCTTCAACCAAGTTAGCTTTGGATCTGACAAGGTAACTGATATACTGTCTGCCTCGTCGCTAGTATTATCTGTGTAGGTAAAGCTTAGTATCTTATCACTATCTAAACCTAACAACACATCTACGCCTCCGATTACTAACGAGGGTAACGCTCTCCTAGCTGCTAGAATCGCACTACTCATTAACTACCTCCAAGGTAAAGCTTCCTGAACTTTAGGTATTTTGATTCCTGTTTTCAGGTTTTCCTCTATAGTGATTTCCTCCGGAAGCATTATCCTTATGTTCGCCGGAAAGAAATCTTGATATATGTAGGCTGTGTTATACTCCTGTATAGCATGGCAGCAATGCTCGTCGCCATAGCACTCTATTGCTATTATGTCCCATATGTCTCCCTGGTTAGTTAGCCAACTTTTAAATCTGCTCTTATAAGTTGGCATAACTACAAAACACCCATTAATGGTATCAGGATATAAATTATGATTACAGCACACAGAGCAACTATTCCTAACACCATTAGAATAGTTCTAAGTGGTTCAGGAATTCTTGACGCTATTCGAGCCCATCCCCACCAGACCACAAAGATTATCAGGCAGACAATTACTAACACCCAGAAGAAATGAATCCACGGTCCCAAGTTAGGAGTTGCTTGTGTAGGTGCTCCAACTAACAGTTTCGAAATCATAACGTTATTAATTGTTACACGTAGGACAATCTACGTTCTTCATCTCTAGCTTTACGTAACTGTGCTAACAGTTCTCTGATTGGATCTCCCATAGCTCGCTCTATTTTACTAGCCATCTCTGCTTCATGTCCTGGCGCTACTCCATTAACTGTAATAGGAATACTGACATTAACATCCATTGCTCCTCCACCCTCGCGCAAGGCTCCTCCCATTCCTATCTTCTCCGCGGCACTAGCTAACAAGGCTCTACTCCTACTGCCTCCTTGCATAGGAATTACCATCTCAGGTATCCCGTGTTCTGCTAGCATAGTCATGCTAGGTTTACTGACCATACCCCCAGCTTGTTTAGCTTCTACTGCTGCCTGTTTACCCCCTCCACCAAACAGATTCTTGATACCACTACCTATTCCCGATATGCTAGACATAATAGAACTACCTATCTGTCCAGCCCATCCTTGCACTGCTGCTATAACAGCATCAAATGCAGTTTTGAAAACAGTTAGTAGAACATCTTTCAAACCTGCTAGTGATTCACCTATCCTGCCGGGCCAGGTTTTAACTTCATCAAATATAGATTTAGCAAAGTCTGTACTTGCTAACGCTTCAAAAGCACCTTCGAAAAGCCCAACTATAATATCTGCTAATCCACGTCCAACCACTTCTATCCCTTGCCCTATAGCAGCTAACACAGCAACCCAATCTGTGTTCTTAATTACATCTCTGAGTACTTCACCAAACTTAACATAGCCTTGGATAGCTACACCTATAGCAGTACCTAATCCCATCCCTATTGCTTTAGCTACTCCTCCCCAATCTACACTACCTAAAGCCGCACCTATACTTCCCAGCAAATCTAACACTCCCTTATTTACATCTGCTCCTATCTGGTTCCAATCTATCTTGCCGAAAGCTGCCTGTATGCTAGCAAAACTTTTACCCCAGTCTATTTCTCCCGCAAAAATAGCAGTTACTAACTCCCATCCCTCCTTAATGCCTGCAAATACTTCTCTAAAGATAGGAGCTAGATTTGCGATCGAAGGAGTTACATCATTCTTAATCCAGTTAGCTAGATCCTTCATAGCAGGAGCTAGAGCATCAGCTACCTCTTTCGAGACTGGTTCTAATGCTCTAGCTATCTCGCCCCACATGGCTACAAATTCTCTTTGTGTTTCTATAAACGGTCTACCTAACGTTTCTTGTACTCTCCTCCAGTTTTGTTCTGCTATGAAAGCCTGACCGGCAGAACTAGCTACCGCAGTATCTACACGCCAAGCCTGCTTCTCTATTGCTGCCATAGCAAAAGCAGCTCTCTGTGATTCACTACCTAACTTAGTAAACTTAGCTAGATCCTCTTTAGTGAAGAACTCCCGCAAAGCTCCGGGCCTGCCTGTCTTCACCATCATCTTGATTGCGTTAGCTACATCAGCTATTTCAGGAGCAGTAGCACCTACACCTTTTAGTTGAGTAACTACTCCCTCGAAACCCTTCGACATTTGTGCTATACTCTCAGGACCGAAACCAGCAGAAACTAACCCTGCAAATCCAGCCTTCAAAGCAGTAGCCGATTGAACACCTACTAACTCCATCGAATCAGCTAACCCTATTAACTTCTGTTGATTCTGCTCGATTAGTTGTGCTCCACCAGCAGCTAACTTAGGTAGTCTAGTTAGCGCCGCACCTAACTTCTCCTCTGCTGCTATAGCAGTCTTAGCTTCATCGATGGCTCCTTTGAAGAAGGTCCCTACCGATTGAAGTCCTTTAAATGCTAGGACTACTGCACCTACCTCCGCACCCAACTTAACTAGGCTACCTAGTAATCCTTTACTAACTTTAGCAACTCCTACAAAGCTACCATGTAGTTGCTTGAATGCTGCCTGTCCCTGAAAGACAGCACTCATTCGCATCATTAGATCTATGCTTTTATCTGCCATAACTTACAATCCTGGACCTACTATCTGAACGTTCCTGCCTCGTTTCTCCTTCTCTATCATCTCATCAGCTTTCATTACCCATCGAAATAACTCCTCTATACTCATGTCTAACCAGATAGTAGGAGGACCACCATACCTGCTAGACAATCCTAAAGTTAACTCCATCAACAGATCATCAGGGTTAGTCCCTTCTCCTCCTAACCCTAACCTGTTAAAAAATCTCTAACCACTCCGCATACTTTTATATAATCGGGAGCTTCTAACTCTTCTAGATCTTGCGGATTCATCTTAGCTGCAAAGCCTGCAACTATAATTTGAAAGCGCAAATCTACCGTAGGCACAGGAACATACTCCTTGTAGAGTGCGTTAAATGCACCTACTAACTCTCTTAAGGTAGCTCCTTTCATTCCGCTAAAGT